TATCGTCGTATGATAATGTTTCAAAGCAATAGTTATCAATAGGTATATATGATTGGATTCCGCTAATTTGACCTAAATACAAATAACTTCTATAAATACCCGTATCATCCTTATAAGAAAAAATTAATCCCTCTCCCTTATAATAAGTATTTGGTAGTGCATTTTTTGCTCTATCAGGTGAATTATATGTTGAATTAGTTACAAAACTAATATTAATAAATGGCAATTTAGTTGACGGGAAAATACTTGCCCAAAATAAACTATCTTGCCAATATTTATCATCCATTGATGTACCTATATACATTTCCGTTGTAAGCTCTCCGGTTTTACCATTTCTATAACTTAATATTTTCCCGGTTCTTCTATTTGATTTTGCAACTTGTAATCTTGTTGTTTTTAAATCCGTATTAAAATCAATTGCAATTGCTGCCTTTTTTTCTATATCTTTTAAAGATTGCGATAGTGCTATACCCGTACTTTGCTTTACCCAACTACCAGTTTTATTAGTAAATATTACAACTTCATCATTTACTTCTATTGCATTAAAATTACTATAAGTACCATTTATTGAAGCAATCCAAAAAACATTTTGGTCGGGTGTACCGGGATTTGTTGACGGTATTGCAATCCCGGCAAATGTCGCATTACTTCCGACCGTTGCAATAATAGATAATAAAGCATTTTGCATTATCTTCCCCGTAATTTCTTGGTTTCCGTTTGTTTTAATTACATCGGAAATCGCTTGTTTTAATTGTTCGTAATTTCCCATAATCTAATAATTTAATTGTTGTCGAAATCATTATTGAAATCTCCGTTAAAATCTCCTTTATTGCTTATAATATAGCCACGTCCTATTTTCTTCACGACGGTATTTGTTTTAAACTCAATTTCCACGCTCGCCAAATCCCCCTGCGTTTGCCATTTCGGGGTAATTAAAAACGTGTCGCAATCGTATTCCCTGCCGTATTTATCCGTTATATGAATGTAATCAGCCATACGGATAAAACGCATAACGTCGCAAAGGAACTCCGGTGCCAATATCGTACATTTAAACGTTTTGACTGAAATTTGTTTTTCCGGAAAAAAATACCCGTCCCGTTCTTCGCCGTCCTCTTCAAATTCATAATCCGGTTTTCCCAACTCTGTACAAAGGTACAACGTATTTTTGAAATCCGGGTTTTTATATACTATTTGCCCGGCGTCAAATATCAAATTTTCAATATCCCACCATTGTATTTTTAAGTAACCGGAAACATCTTGCACGACCGTAAACATTTCAGAATACCACGTTTGCGCGCCATCCGATAACGTCATATAATATATTCCGTCCAACTGATTTAATGGCATGGGTAATATTGACGGGTACAATATAACATCATAACCCAACGTTTGAAACCGGACAATCTGCAATCCGGTTTCTTTCATGTACGTTGTTATGTTTGCAACTTGTTTTCCGGTTTTATCGTACAATATAACCGACGACACATTATTTGCCCGTGTGTTTCTGATTATCTGAAAAGGTAACAATCTATCAGCCGGGGCAAACAACGGGTAAATTGCGCCGTATGCGTAACTTTTTCTGTGGTTCTGTTCATTTATTGACGTGTACCACGGCAAAACGCTTATATTATTATTCTGTATCATATTTCAACGTTGCTTTAATGTTTCGACTACACAAATTTACGCTTAATTTATCAACTTGACCGTTACCGATATATGTTTTAACTAACTGCATCGGGTTTGGGTCTGTGGTTCCTGCCGGGAAATTCAATGTTTGTTTCTTTTTACGTTCCAATCCTCCCATAGCATAATCTGGGGAATTATTTATTTTGAAATTCCGTGCGGGCATATCATAAACCCAATATGTCGGTTGTATATTGATAAACGCTAAATATCCATTTTGCAAAAAATATTCTACGCCATCAACGGTTTGTTTTGTGAAAGGCAATTCCAATTGTCCGCCGCCGGACGGCGTAACTGCTGCAAACAATGCGAATCCATCGGAACTAATTGCACCGGGGTTTAACAACATCAAATCTATGTCAGACGTAAAATTTGATATGTTAATTTCTTCAATTTTCCCGGCTGTTACATATTTTGACGTAATTTCTATTGGTAAACCCTCAAATGGTGTTGTTACATCATCCATCCACTCAAATTGATAACGTTCCGGCATTTCTACTTTGTCAAATGAATATTCAGACGTTGCAAAAGTTATTTTTTTGCCGTTCCTAACGTTTTCTAATTGTGTTAAATCATAATCAATAATCGGGTTATATCCATACGAACCGCCATTTCTAAACCAACTTACCTGTTCAATTTTAAATTTTCCGTCCTCAATATACCAATAACATTTGTAAATATCCCGTAACATCGTCATAATCTGTTGTAATGTAATCGGGGCTTTTTGCGCCGGGGTTTTATATTCGCCATTAATGATATTACTTTTCTGACTTATTAGCAACTTAAATGACTGCCCGGAAATAGGATTGTTTGTGTTATAAAGAAATTGGCTGTATTCCGGCGTCGCTTCATGCGTTATTCCGGGCGCAAATTCTTTTAATAGCACATTGATACATGACGACAATGTAAACGCATCACGCAAAGTATATGCTTTTCGGGCATTTTCCTCTAATATCCAATCCATCAGATAAAACCCAAACCATAACGACGCATAACGCCACGTTGACCGGGCAATTGGATAAAACGTTTGCCCATATATTGAATAAGGCGGCGCAAAATACTTTCCGTTGTCGGCTAATCCCCACTCGGTCGGCGTATCTGAAAAATTATTAGATATAAACGCCACGTCGATTGCGTAACCAATTACCCGGCGGTAATTTCTATTATTATCTACAATGTCCTCGGACGGTAACGGGTATGTATTTAAATTATCGATTTTCTCAACATCAAGCAAATAACGGGCATATATATTATAACTTTTCATAGAGGCGTGCATTTTACCCTTTGCGCCGGAACCCTCAACAGCGGTTAAATCAAATTCCAATGTATCAAAAGGAGACGTTGAAGTCTTTGTATAACGAAACATCGCCGTGTCATCGGATTGTTTGCGTATCTCGACTGTAACAGCCCCAATCGGTAACCCGCCAACTCTTTTTTGCGCAATATAGATATAATAATTTACGTTTAATTCCGGGTATAATTTTCCCTGGAAAGTGTCCACACTTGAACCCGTAACCATTCGCCCGGTATATAATCCGCTTATTATCGCTGGGGAACCATTATTTGGCGTAATATATATTTCTTTCAAAATATTGCACAATGCAAAATGATACGTCCCAATTAATGCTTTTTGGTCGGTCGTGGCGTTTGCGTCTTGTTCCCAATTCGTGCCGCCCAAAAAGCACGAAACAATACTATCTCCGGGGGAGTATATTTGAATCAATGGGCGTTTTCTTATTGTAAGAAATTCGATTTGTGGGGCCAACTCAATTAAATTGTATTCCTTTTCCAATCCTGCCAAAACGTCGTTGTATTGGTCTATTGTTTCCGGCTGTACCGTAACCAATTTATCATCATCATTAAACGTACAATCCGTTTTCATAAACTTTGCTTTATAGTATTGCTTGTATGTTTGTCCCCAATCATCGTTTTTTACGATATATAGGAAAAATTCAGAATCAAACGGGGCGTTATTGATAATATCGTAATCAGCACGGACAAAGTTTATTTTACCGGACAATTTAGCCCGGTAAAACCTTTGATTTGTTTCCAACTCATAATCCAACGTTAAATCATCCTTATAATTGGGGCAGACGGGTTGTCTGGTTCCGTCCTCCCCTATCTTCAAAAAGAATCTATATTTTGGTGTCATAGTCTTTTTATTTTACGTTTCAAATTCTTGTAACTTTCAATCGTATTTCCGTCGCCATCCACGTAAACCCGTCGTCGGTTCTGTTCCTTAATTTCCCTTACATCATCCGACAAATTGCGTAAATCCGGGCTTTGTCCGGTAACGTTTAACGTCAAACCGTCGCCGTCTGAATAGGATTTTAAATACTTATGTGCAAACGTACCATTGTTTAGCGAATTGATAACGTCCGGTATTATCTTTCTGAAACGGCGTGAACTTCGTTTATTTATCACGGCGAAAAATTCGCCTCCCTCGGCACGTCGGCGGGTTCCGTCCGGTTTCGTCCCTAAATCAATATCATTTCCGCTTTGGTGCGAACCGCCCTCCAAAAGTTCAACGGTACCGTCGCCGTATGTTTCCGTTCCGCCGGTTCCTCCGGTCTGTTTTGCCAATTGCGCCGCCTTGATTTTAGACGCTGCAAAACTCGCCCACATTACGGCAATTGCAGGTATTGCAAACGGGAAACCTAATTGCGACCATATCAACGCCGTTGCTGTTACCATGTTTCCGATTTGCTGCAATGTTTGTATTGCTGCCTGCTGTTTTTGCGCTTTCTGTTGTTCTTTCAACGCTTTTTCTTGGTTTTTCTTTGCCAAATCCAACTCCTTTTGCGCTTGTACAACATTATTGGCGTACCCGTTTGCCCTTGCTTCCAATTCTGCATCCAACGCCGATTGTGCGGCGGAAACCTCTTTATCCGCTTGCTCAACGGCTGCATCTGCTGCGGCAACACGTGCCGCCGTGAATGTATTTAACGCATCCAATGCGTATTGCATAGACGTATTAATTGCCTCTTTTTGGTCGTCGTCCAAATTAAGCCCAAACAAACCGTAAATGTCTGTTCCTCGTTCCTCCCCTTTGGATTGCTCAATTTCTTGGTCTATTTTTTTAATAGTGTTTTGAATTGTTTGTACCTCAACATCAGACAATTTATTGGCGGCTTGCTGATTTAATTCTAAAACCTTTTGCAAACGTTCCTTTTCTGCTTGCAAACGGAATTGAGTTTTCCGGGCTTCTGAATTTCTCAACAAATCAAACTCCGATTGTGCCAACGCTTGTTGTTGGTCGAATATCTGTAATTGCGCTTGCAAATATTCGTCCGCAATTCCGGCTCCCTTTGCGTCAAAACTTGCATTAATCGCCCCGGCGTCTTGCTGTTGCCCGGTCGGTTTCTGTTGGTTCTGTAATAATGCGGTTTGTCTTTCGTTTTCCAACAACTGCATCCGCAATTGTCTTTCCTGCTCGCTTCCCTCTTTGACTGCTTGCAAACGTAATTCAATGCTTTCTTTCTGCAACGCCAATTCCTGCAATTGTCGGTCTTGTTCGATTTTCAATAATGCCTCGGTTTGTTGCTGTTCCAACGCCGTAATTGTGGCGTTTATCGCTTGGCGTCCGGTTTCGTTCAAATCCTTTTCGGTCTGCAATTGGTGTTGTAAATCCTCAATTTGGCGGGAATACTGATATTGCGTTTGTTGGCGACGCTTTGCCCATTCGTCGGTTTCCAACTGCAATTGTGCATCCTGCAATTTTCGGGTTGCTTCCAAATTCTTTTTATATGCCGCCTCAATTTGTTTTGCTTGCTGTTCTGCTGCCTTTTCCGCATCGCTTTTACCCCTCGGCGTTACGGTTGGGTTCTGTGTTGTTACGGGTTTGTTCCCGGTCGGTTCTTTTGGCGTATCTCCTACGGAAACGGGGATTGTTATCGGCTTTATTTTCTTTTGCATATCATCCAACCCCTCTTTGAAATTTTGGGTAATGTCCTTTACTTGTGCTTTTACCAAATTTCCGTATGCGGCTGCATAATCTGACAACCCTTTTTTAACGTCGTCAAAATCCAACGTAAACGCTCCCTTTAATGCGGTTCCGGTTGCTTTGACAATATCAATAAAGAATCCAAACAAATTTCCCAACGTGTCAAATGTGGTTTTAAATCCGGCAACTATACCGTTCCAAATGGCACGTATCAAAACACTTTCATTGTACAACTCAATAAAGTAATTGATTATATCAATGACCCCTTTTATTATTGCTGTTAAACCTTGATTTACGAAAACTTTTGCATGCGTTGTCAACGTTTCAAAATTCCCGCCGGTTGCATCAAACAACCCGGATAATGCGTTTTGTAACTCAATTTGGCTTTGCAATTGTTCCTCTTGCAATTGTCCTAACAATCCGGCTTTCCCTTTTACTTCGTCCATGTTTGTTGAAATATCTTTCAACGTGCGCAAATACTGCAATCCGGCGTCCTCTCCGGGTCCCCCGAATATATCTGCAATTGCAGCTCCGACCGTTGCCGCATTATCCGGCAATTCTGCCAATTTTGCGGAAACGTCTTGTATAACATCGAACGTTGTTTTGGTTCCGGTCTGCAAATCTTTTTGAACTTGTTCCGACGAAATACCGATACCGTCCAAAGCCGCCGCCGTCGCCGTCGTCATTTCACGCAAACGCAAATTTGCCTCCTTAATTGCGTCAACGCCTTTGTCTGAAAAGATACCCGTTTTGTTTGTTTGGGTAACAATTGCAACAAATTGGTCTGCTGATATTCCCGCCTCTTTGAAATATGCCGGGTATTCTTTCAACGTGTCTAAAAATTCCCCGTTCGCATCGGCTCCGGACAAAAAACCATCCTTAACCAACTGCAATGCCTCATTTGCAGAAATACCAAATTGTTTTGATAATGCGTTTGTTGCAATCAATGTTTCCCGGAAATCTGCGCCGAACGAATCTGCGACGGCTTGCACCTCATTTCTAAACGCTTTCAAATCATCGCCACTTTTCCCGGTAAATTGTTGCGTCAATCTCGTTGCCTCAACTAACCCGGCGTTATAATCGTACCACCATTTAAACGCCGCACCCGCCGCCGCAATTCCGGCAATCGCCAAAAAAACCGGGTTTGAAAGTAATCCCAACAAAGTTTTTCCCAATGCTTTTGCCCCGTCGCCAATAGCTGTAAAAACGGCTTTACTTTCAGCCCCGCCACGTCCTAACGTCAAAAGACTTTCGCCAAATGCGCTATTTAAACCTAACGTTTCTTTTAATTTGTCGCCATACGCAATAATTGCGTCGGACACCTCCGTATAATTTCCGACGTTCAATTGAAATTTCCCGGTTGCTTCCTGCAAACGTTTCATTTCTTCGTATATTTCTTTGGTTTGTGCAACCAATTTTCGCCCCTCCTCGGTGTTTTCCCGTTCGGCTTTAGTCATGTTGTTTAAATAAATCTTATTCAATGAATATTGCGCCGATAAACGGTTATAACTACCCTCGGCGGATTGATTTATTTTCACAATCAGTTTATTAATTTGGTTCGCTTCCTGTTGTGCCAATTTTAACTCGGCTAACTTTTTGGCGTTCTCGCTTTCTGCAAACGTCAAATCACGTTGCGCACGTGCCAAACGTTCCGCATCGTCTGCGGCTTTCTTGGTTGTGTTCCTGCCGTCCTCGGTTGCCCCGGAAACCTTTTGCAGAACCGCCGCCAACTGAATTGCTTCCGCCCTAATATTTTTCAACGCATTTGTATATGCGTCTGAAAGTTCATCCAATTGCTTTATCAAATCAGTAATCGAATTATCGGGGCTTACCAAATCAGAATATTTAATTGGGTTGTTATCTGCCATATATCCGACTATTTGTTTTTGTTATTTTCGGGCAATTTGCCCTACAATCAATTTTCTTTTCTCAAATGTATAATTTATCGTCTGAAAAATAAAACACCTTAAATCGCCTTATTTTGGCTTTTTCTGCTTGCTTTTTTCGCTTGCTCCTTAATGTATTCAAATGTGTTGTAATATTCCAAAACGGTAAACGATTTTGGGTTTACGTGCAAATGTTGGGACAACATCAAACACATATTTTCAAACTGCTTGTCGTATTGTATTTCCACGCTATCCGACCCGCTAAACGATTTGGGTTTTGTATAAGTCAACAACAACGTCGTAATATGGTCTATTTCTTCCCGTTTGTCGCTTTCGTCCCCCTTTATTATCGCATCCAACATTAACATCGTGCGTTGCTTCAATTGGTCGTAATACTCTTTAACCGTGGCGTCGTCGAATAGTTTAGGAAAATACAATTGCAATTCTTCATCTATTTTTTTTTTGACCGCTTCCAATTGGGCGGTCAACTCGGCGTTCGGCGCATCGGCGAATAAATCCAATACCTTTTGCAAACCGTCCGCCGTCATATCGTTGTATTCGGTTCCGTCCACGGACTTAACCAAACAGGCAAACGCCAAATACTTTGGCGATATGGCGGATTGGACGAAATAAACGTTTTGCCGCAAATTATCCAATTCCTTTTCCGCCAAATCCGGCTTTTCCTTTCGGATAAACCGGATTGCCTTTTCAATATGCGCATCCCAATCGTTCAAATCCGACCCAACCCCGGCGTCGATAAGCAACATTTTGTTATATGCGTGAAATCGCAAAATCGGCAATTCGTCGATACTGTCGTACAACACAACCGCCCGTTCCCCTATCTTTGTCGTTTTCATAAGAGTATGCGGGTTATGACTGTTGAACAAAACGGAACCAATAACAATGCCGGGTTCCCGGTGCATATAGCAAACAGGACGGACAAAACGACCCCCGCCCACCATGATAAGCAAAAGCCGCAATTGAACATCTTAACAAAAAAGTCGTTGCCGTGAACTTGGACGTACTCAATAACGCCCCACTTTTTTAACAGGGTCAACAGGAACGCCGCCACGGTTGCCACGACCAAAACCCAAATAATGAAAGTTACCATATCGTTAAATGTTACAAGGTTGATTAACTGACAATACACCCTCAAAGCGAAAACCGCCGAACGGGTGCATTAAAAATTGATTATCTATTTCGTCCAACGTAAACCCACGGTACACGTTTTCCGCCAACTCATAAATCCGGTTTATTACAATCGTCCCGTCTTTCAGCCAAAAACCGCCATTTAGGACGGTCAATATTTCGTTCTTCAATGCCTCGGTATTCCGGTTGTTGAGTTGACCGGGGTAAACCTTGCGCAAATCGAACCAAACAATAAGGGAAAACGGGGCTTTAATCTCGCTTTGCTCTTTGGGAACCCAACCGACCGTTTGCGGGTCGTCTATCCAAAAGAACGAAAAATTGCCAATATTGGCATCCGGGGAAACGTCGATATAATCATTGTCGCCTCTCCATTCCGTCCCGCCCGCATATACGTTCGGGGTATAATAGCGTTTGCCCTGTATCACTTTGGCGATACGTTGCGCCCGCCCAAATGCGACGTCCAACCAATCGACGTTATCCATTAACCCGGTTTGTATGTTCCCCAAAACCCGGTCGATTAAAACCGGGTTGGGAATTATAGGGGTTGTTCTCTTATTCGTTGCCATATAATACGTTTTTTGCTTTCTTCATTAAGTCCGGGAATATATATTGCCAAATCAACGCCGCAATATTTTCGTCCGTCAATCCCAATATTTGCCGCCCGTACTTTTTTATTAAGCCCTCCGTTTTGAAATCCGACGCTTTTATTTCAAACTGTTTGTCGCCGACTTCCAAAAAAAACGACGCTTCAAAATCCCCGGTATCCCGTAACGTTACCCGGTTTGTCGGTTGTCCCTTTTCCTCCTTTATGGCTATCGTCAACGGCGAATACGGGGCGTAATCCATAATATCCACGCCCAAACGGTTAATACCTTGTTCAAACAATTGTTCCTCGGCATTCATATCAACAATATAGGCGTCATTGTCCCAAATGATTTGTTGAATGTATGCGCCGGACGATAACCCGTTGTTGAACGTGGCAACCCGGTTGCGTAAATCCTGTATTGACTTTAACCCCGCCATAATCTTACGTTGTCCGGTATTTTACACCGTGGTTATTACAAGTAAGGCAAATACGGTCGATACCCTGCGTATCCAACCGCAACGCCTCGTATGCTTTTTTAAGGTCATAACCCAAACCGCCGGGGCGACCCTCAACGTTGCCGTCCAATTCGTAAAGAATTTCCAACCGGGTTGCGTTTACTTGGTTCCGGTTTACCTTAACATCGGGGTTCATTGCCAACGTGCGCAACATGATTGCGGCGACCTGTCGTTGGATAACCGTTTGGAAAATCTGCCTTTCCTTAATGATAAAATCCGTTAGGTCGCAACCAACGGTTATTTCGCAATTCAACCCGTAATTCTGCGTATTGGTGTACATCGTCAACGCAATATCCCACAACTCCGGGTATTCGTCGAATGTTTCCGGGGCGTTCATCATAAACGGGGATACCTGTAAATACTTGGTTATTTCCCGCCAACGCTCCAAATCAACGTAACCCGTACACGTCCCGCACGGCTCCCGGCTCCAATCCTTTGTCATGTTAATTGCCTGCATCCCGGCGGGCAAATCGTTTTGGTTGTAACAAAGGAACCACGACCCCCCGGCGTTGTTTCCGGTACTGATATACGGTAAATAACAATCTTTCAACGGGAACCATTGAAAACCGCCGTTTGTCTGCGTAAAATTCAAATCAAACGTCTTTATCGGGTCAATTTGGGACGAATGGAAAAGATACATACGGACAACCCCGGTTGCGCCCGTCATTTGCAACCCGATTTGTTCGATTTTCATTGTTACGCCCATAGAACGAACCGGGACAATTTCAAACCCGACTAATTTATGATTATTCGGCAACGTCGCCCGGATACGTCCCGCACCGTCAAAGAACGTGCGCCGTTCCAATAGGTTCTTTGTTTCCTTATCCAATCCCTTTATTTGCGTGAATGTTTGTACCATTTGCGCAATACCGTTACGGGTCAACCGCTCCAAATAATCGGAAATGAAATTGTACGGTTGCCAATATGGGTTTCCGTAATCGTCGTTGTAATCGTCGTTAAAATCGCTTTCGGTCGGTTCCTCGTTTTGGTTGTCCCGTGCGGCAATCCAAACTTTGTTGTTGTGGCGAACCTTTGCCCCGGCTTTGTATTCCGGTATCATATTCCAAACCGGATATTGAAAAACGAAATCATCCGGGACGATTGCCCGGACATTATCCAAAGTAACAAGGGGGTGCGCACCTTGAAACGTCAAACCGCTTTCCGTCTGCGTTAAATTGTCGTCTATCGCCTTTGCCGGGTCGTATGATTGCTCCCACCCGCACACATTTTTTAACGCTTCGCATATTTCATTTATTCTTATCATAAAAACGCCCATTTATTTCCCATATTAGGAATTAAGATTGCAATAAATAAGGGGGCGGGGATAACCACCCCGTCCCCTCGGTTTAATAATTCTTTATACTCCGGCGTTATGCGCTCGCACCTCCGGCGGGAAATTCCCCGGCGTTGGTTACATATACAGGCATACCCAACGGTTCGTTTGGATTGCGGGCGGCAATCTCGGCTTTGATAATCGGGTTTGCCACAGTATCCGGGTTGCTGTTGTAAGCAACCATATACGCCACGTCAACGGAAAATCCGAAATACTCCTTAACGGCGCACGTCAAATCGGCGGTTGCGGCGCCCATGATTGCGGACTGGTCGCCAACGGCGGTGTAATAGTGCGAACCAACGGGCAAATCAATGTACGGCAAACGTACAACGTCCCATTCGTGGAAATTCGCACGGGTGCGGCGCAATGCCTCACGGTCAACACGGGTAAGGATACCAACATTACCGTCAGCAACGGCAAACATGGTTCCCATTTTGCCCGCTTCGTCGGTTACGTTGTTCGTGTAGTGCAAAACCTTGTTGTCGTACTCCATGCGCTTGTTTACGTCGTTGTAAACGCCATGTTGCGCAAGTTTACGGATAAGGCTATCAACCCCGGCGTTGGCGATAATGTGGATATATTCCGGGTAACAGTTAGCCCGCATAATCGGGTTAATATCGCCCAAAATCTCGGTCGCCATTTGGGTTGGAACCTGTACCACGTTGCCCGCCTGCGTGTAGTTAAGCAACGTTTTGAACACCTGTGTTTTGTTTGCCTCCAATGCGGCAACGGCTCCGACGTCCAATTTGTCCGCCAAAGCCCGGCACGTCTTTTCCATTTTGCGCAAAAAGTCGTGTTCGTAGGAAATTTCGTTGTTCATGTAGGCGGCGGGAACCATTGTAAAGCCAATGGCATAAGTCGCCCAAACAACCGTTACCAATGCGGACGTATTTTCATCGTCAGCGATAACGCACGAACGGACATTGCTAACCTGTACATCGCCGTCGTAATTGATAACGGGTACTTGTACCGTGTTACCAATGGACGCAAACGCACGGTCACGCAAATTGGGGTTAATGATTGAGGACGGGGCGTTGGTTTGCTCAATGAAAAAATCCAATGCGCCATACTCACACGGGCGGGTCATATTACGGTCTAATTCCGGGTTTTCAATCCGCCAATTTTGCAATCTTGTTGCTACTAATGACATAATGTTAAAAATTTAATTGTTATTAAATGCGGGTTTACCCTTTACCCGTGATTGTTTACTTTTCCGGCAATGCGGCAATATTGTTGTCCTGCCATGCCTGTTTCATTGCGGCGTCGAACTTTTCGGAACCCGCCGTTAAACCCTGCGCCATAAGGTTTGCGGCGATTGCTTCGTAAGCCTCGACACGGGTTTTTGCGCCCGTTATGTCAATGGTTGTTCCGCCACCACCGCCGGAACCGCCCGCCGGGGGAACCGTTCCGCCGCCTCCGGCTTGGCGTCCCTTATCCAAAATACCCATTGTTTCCAATTCCTTTGCCAACAGGTCGCCGGGGGTGTACGGGTTCAACTGATTGTTCGGGTTACGCATAATTGCGCCGCTTTCGTCCTTAAAAGCAAGGATTTTACCGCCTTTTCCGTCGTCGATATATTCGGGGTTCATACCCTTAATTTTGTCGATTGCTTGCGCTAACAAAACCTTTGTTGCGCTTTCGGGCAATCCCGGTTTGAATTTCAACCCGGCGGTTGCGGTCTGCAATGCACCCTCGATACGAACGCCGAACAACTCCGTTTGGAAATTCTTTTCGGCTTCATCGTACTTGCTTTTGAGGTCGTTAAACTGCGTTGTTACCGCCGTTAAATCGGCTTTCGCCTGTTTCAACGCCTTTGCCGTTTCCGCATCGGTCGCACCGTCGGCAATTGCCTTTTCCAAACGTGCCTTTTCTTTCGTCAGACTGTCGATTTGGGTTTGCAATGCGCTTGCGCTTTCCGCTTTGGTTTTGAACTCGGCGACCACACGTTTTGCGTAATCAAACGTCTTTTCGGTTCCGTTCTTTGCGATACCGGACGCCGCCAAAATATCGGCATCCAATCCGCCGTAAATTTCGCCCGTCTTTTTGGCGATAACGCTATTTTCGTCGTTGGCGGACAATGTTGTAATTGCCGCAATTTGTTCGTCCGTCAAACCGGACAAAGCCGCATTTGCAATTAAAATTTCTCTCGTTAACATAATATTCTTACCCTTTGAATTAATTAAGTGCGATTGCTTCTACTTTTCCGCTGTTTGCGTTAATAATATCAATTGTGTATTTTGGGGAATCCCCGGTTGTGTCAACCAACCAACTAACAACACGTGCATGGCTGATTTTCTTTTCAACCTCTTTTGTTACCAAAATGACGTCGGCAATTGTTCCGCCCTCAATACATTCAATCAACTTTTTCTTTGTGTCGCCATCCAATGCGGCGGCGGTTGTTGTTACTTCAATAACCAAATTGTCCTGCTGTGCAATCTGTGCCATAATCGTATTTTTAATAGTTTAATACTCTGTTACTTTTTCGCCCCGGGGTTGTCCTCGGCTTCTGCCTTTGCCTTTGCATCGGCTTTGGTTTCTTTGGCGGGTTCCGCCGGGATAACTCCCGCCGCTTTCAATTCCGCCAAAATTTCAGCCTTTAACGCCGCTTTTTCCTCGGCTTTGGCTTTCGCCTCGGCTTCTGCCTTTGCCTTTGCATCGGCGGCGGCTTTTTCCTCGGCTTGCGCCTTGACGTACTCGTTGGGGTCGTGCAATACGGTAATCGTGTAACCCTGTTTTTTCAGTGCGTCCAAAATGCCGTTTTCAAACGATTTTTTGCCGAACTTTTGGATACGGGGAACGGATAAGCGTTTGCCCGTTTCGCTGTCAAACTTGCGCACCTCAATAACGCAATGATACAAATGTTGTTCGTTGCTCGGTACAATGTAGTTTTCGGGGGTGACGTCGGTAATTGCGACGTCCTTTGTTTTACCCTCGGTTGCTGTTTTCACTCGCATACTCGTTAAATTTATTTGTTATTACTGAAATCTTTTTGTCGAATGGTATTTGCGTTCCAAACTCCAAAATGTTTGTATTCTCCCGTTCAAACCTGCGGACAAAGTTAGCGAAATTCAACTTTATACGCAATTCATTCTCCGGGATTAAGTTACGCCCGTACAAATCCAATACCTCGTTCCGGGTCAAATGGCGGTACGGCTCCAATTCTGCCAATATCAACATACGCTGCAATTGGGTTGGGTTGTTCCGGTACTCCGTTTCGATAATCTGATTTTGTAGGGCGTCCAATTCTGCCTCACTTGCGCCGCTTTCCTTTGCCGACTTGTAACGGTTCCGCAACTCGCTTACGTCGTACAAATAGAACTCCGTGCCGTAATTGACTTTTGCAGATACGAACATATTGCCGTATCGCAATCGGCAAACCGTTTCATCGACGAACTGTTGGGCGGCTTCAAAGCCTTTTTTCACTCGGTTTAATACCGTGCTTTGGCTCTCAAATGCGGCTTTAACCTGTTGTTCGTTGAATGCCTCCCGTTGGGTTACTTCCTCGTTTTGTCCGACGACGGCGGTAATAATGTTTTCCCGCAATCGCTTTTCTTCCTCAACGTTATAATCCAAACTTGTACGGTCAACGGTCAACATTTGTACCGGGTTCCGCAAATCGGGTTGTTTGTCCCCGTCCGGTATCGGTATTTCAACAAAGGAACCCGCCCCGGTAATCCGTTTGTCGCCGCACTTGGGGCAACGCATCAATAACCCGGCTTGGTCTAACCTGTAATACCCTTGTTTGTCTTTCAAAAATCCACCGTCGCAATAATCGCCGTTTTCGGCGTTTGTAAAATCGCACGATTGTTCGTAACCGGAATATATCGGGTACGCCCCGTACATATCCAAATGCCGCTTCGATATATGGAAAAACAAAAACCAATCCAACGCCTCCAATTCTTTTGTTAGCGGGGATTGTTTAACGTCCGGTTCTCGCAAATTCATTGGCTCGTTCCAAAAGAAACGGGCGGGGCAATAGCGCAAATCGTGTGGGTTATCAACCAATAATTCGCCTATGTTGCCGCCGCCGTCCTCTGCAAATACTCTGTATCGTTCATCGTCAATAACTGCAATACGTTTATCGGGTTGGCGGAAAATTATCCAATCCATAACCCCGGTTGTCCGGTTTGCCTCAAAGGTTATGACGCTTTCGATAGGTAGCCAATAAAAATACGGGGTCGGGTATCGGTCGGCGGGGTTTTGCTCGGCGGGCAAATCAACTATTAAGACGCTGTTTATTTCCGTCTTGAAAAACTCCCAACCTTTCGTGCTCCAAATTTCCGGCTCCTTTAATACATCTTGGCGGTAATACTCCCAATCGTCCCGTTGTTCCGTGTTTTGAAATTGATAGTTGAACGCCGGGTTACGACCGTCGAAAATACGGCTTAACTTATCAAAACAAATGCCCGTTACCTCGTTGGTACGAACGGGGTAACGGAACAATGTTTTGAAGATTTTGAATTTATCGTGCGGGATAAGATTTTGAACCCATGCCAAAAAATCGGTCGTGGGTAAACACATTAAGGGCGTTACGTTGGTTTGGGCGTGAAATTTAATGCGGTTTTGGTGTATGACCGCTTTATTTATCGTCGCCTTTTTCCTCGGTTCCGTTATTTCCTTTCTTATGCGTTTTATATCTAATCCCATTTTCTTTGCTAAATTCAAAAGGTGTTTTTTCGGGCAACTGCCAACCGCCATTGTTAGGCATCCGCAACAGGCGTTCGGCGTGGTTAATCTCAAATTCTTCGGTCGTGTTAAGGGTCGGACACTCCAACACGACCTTTGTAACTTTCGCCGTCATTACTTTCATGCGGGTTTCAAATCCGTAAGCGGGTTAAACGCCGGGGCAACAATCGCCAAATCGTCCGACCAATTCGGCAAAAACGACCATTGTATTGCGTTGCTGTCCGGGGCTTCCAATCCGCCCAACGTCTTATCGCCGATAAACAACGAACGTATCGGTATCGGGTAATATGTACCGTCTGTACTCCCCTTGATTGCGCCGATTGCGCCGTTTTCGTCGAAAATGAAGATACCCAAATTGTCGCCCCAACTTTCGCATTGCATTTCCTTTAATGCCTTGATAACCTCCTGCGGGGCTTTGCGGATAACTCCGGTAAACGGGGTTGGTTCACGTCCAATAATTTCTTCGACGCCTCCCAACGTTTCGTTACCGCCTCCAAAGGTGCGGGCGGCTCCCGCCTCGGCGGTCGGGGCTTGGATATACGGCGAAACAACTACTTTCGTGCTATCCTCCGCCGATAACAGGGACGTCCACGACGCTAACGCCGTAATCGCTTTTTCACTCGTAAAACTGTTTTTGCTTCCGTCATCTTTCATAAGACGTTGAAAAGCCACTTTTTGAACCTGTCCGAAACTTTCCGAACACTTAATTGCGGGTACATCGGGCAACGCCGTCCCCGCCGGACATTTACAAATCATACTTCTTTGTTTTTAACGTTAAAAATATTGTTACTTTCTCCGGGGCTGTCCCTTTGCCCCCCTCGTTTTGGTTACAAAGTTATAAACTTTTTCCCGGATGATCTTGCATATCTCAAAAATATTGCTAATTGCGTCGTCTTACGCCTCGGTTTGCGTGTGCGTATGGCTGTATATTGCCGTCCGCAATCTCCTTTTCATATATCCCGGTCAATCCGTCCTCCGGGTCGTCGTGCGTATTGGCTCCGAAATTGCGCAAAAATCCGGTTACATGGTCGTAAACGGCTTTGTACCGGGTTTCCCAACCGAACGGCATAATTATATGTTGATTAACCATTGCGGACGCTGTTATTATCCGGCTTTCCTTGTTGCCCCCTTGATAAAACGGGTCGGTAATCGCCCGGACTTTCTTTTTGATAACCTTTTCATAACCCGCACCACCGTTGTTGCTCTCAACCCACGCTTTTTGCGTCCCGTTCCGGTTAATCATCGCCGGGACGGTTACGGTTGTAACGTCCGTGTTTTCGTCCGTCATTTCCATATCTGTAATAAGGGCAAACAATATCGGCTCCATGCGCTTTGTTTTCTCGTTGAAAAACAGATTGTCGGACTTATACACGTCATACGTTGCGGCAAACAACAGGTCGTCGCCCTCGTCGGCAACGTCTATGTATGCACCGGAACGAATATACGTGCCGTAATCGGATTTTTCAACCCACGTTTTGAAAGGTTGGTACAATCGACCCTCGGCACTTCCGGGGTTGCCCTGATATAAGCACTGAAATTGTACCGGGTCTAATGCCTTTTGCCCCTCCAATTTTAGTTTACTGTGTCGCCCCTCCCATAAAGCCGCCCCCGGTTCCCGTGGGTCTATCTCGGTCGGTTCCCCTGTTTTGATTGCTTCAAAGTTTATGCGAACCCATGCGCCGGGGGGTATGTTCTGTAAATCCGCCCAACACGTTATATCAATGATTATTTCCCCGCTTTTCTCAATGCGTCCAATCAAATCGTCGTCGTGCCAACGGGTAAATACAATCAATTCTTGACTATCGTTGTGTAAACGGGTGCGTACAACGGTCGTGTACCATTTCCACGCCGCCGCCCGTACTATCGGGCTGTTACCCTCGGCGTAATCTTTATACACGTCGTCCAATATCGAAACGTCCACGGTTTTAGACGTCAGCGAACCGCCACGACCGACGACACGCAACGACCCATTACGCCCGACCATTTCGATAACATCGGAATTGCGCAAATAGGTATTCGCCATTGTTACGACGTTCGACCCATTTAAGTACGTGCCGGGGAATAATTCACGATACCGGGGCGTGTCGATTATTCGTTGAACGTCCCGGTTAAAATCCCGTGCGATTGTCGCCGCATACGAACCGATACATATTTTGCGGTCGGGGTCTAACCCCAACATAAATGCGGGTAATTTGCGGCTTGACCCCTCCGATTTGCCATGTTGCGGCGGCTGTTGTACAATCATCTTTCGTATTTTGCCATGCGCAAACATATCCAACAGGGTATAATATACAACATGAAACGGTTCCAATACTAAATCCGGTTGCATATACCGGGCAAAGTTGATTAACCGATTGCGGGCGGCTTCCTTGACTATTTCGCCGGGGTTCTCGCTTATGGCTTTATACATTGCCAACATTTCGTCGTTATTCATTACCCGTCCTCCTTATCTCTTTTTGCATCCAAATAAAACGGTTGTCGTCGTGGTCTGAATAATCAACATATCCCCGGCGTTTATACCAATCATAAATCCACGAATTAACAATTACAGATAATCGGCATTGTTTCGCCCCCAATAAGCAACCGACCGTTTCTAACATTGTTAAGATATGCCGGGCGATACCACGTTGGCGCATATCTTTATCAACGCTTAAACTATCAATATAAACCGTATCCGGGTCGTCGTCGTCCCATGCTATACGACAAAAGGCAACGCCCTTTCGTTCCATAACCACAATTTCGCCGCCCCAAATATTCGTATTGCAATGCGGTATATAACGTTTATCTATTGCAGACAAAGCCGCCGTAATATCTTTTTTCATTTTTGCCCCTCCTTTGGTTTTTGTTCAAACTTTGCGCACGCTTGACGCCCTCGGATTATATGCCATTGTTCAAACGGACACGTAAGGCAAATATATTTCCCCTCCCAATCCTTATTTTGGTGCGTTTCGACCCAACGGGCGTGTTTACAGTCGTCGCAAATATGTTTTGTCCATTCCGGTTGCTTTTGTCCCGGACGGGTTGCGGGTGCGGTTTTCTTTGCCATTATTGCGCCCCTCCTTTCTCTGCCATAACCTTTGCATATTCGGCGGATTGTAATTTGTCGGCGACGGCAAACAATAAATCCTTTGGAATAACGGTTGCATCGTATTTGGGTTTGTCGTCCTCGGTTCCGGCATTGTATCCGGGTATCTCTATTTTAACCGGGGCGTCGAACCCTAACATCTTTGCCCGGCGTTGTTGAATGTTCAACAGCAAGTCCAAAAACCGGGGATTGCCCGCCGACGTTTCAACGGTCGTTTCGTCATACCCGTAATATTTCGGGTAGCCGTCGGTCTCATCCGTTTTGATAGGACGCCCCCGGTTGGTTTTCTCTTTGGTGCGCTGCTTTCCGGTTTTGGATACCTCCCACGCCTCCCACGCTTGTTGCTCCATTTTATCCAATTTGCGCAATTCCTGCGTAACATATTCGTCGATTGTATCCAACCGTTCCCGCTTCCATTCGATAAGGCATTGTTGCAAATCGTAATAAACCATTTGAAAGGTTATTGTATAACCCATTCCACGGGCGGACAAATCCCGGTTCAATGCGTCCGCAATTTCCCGGTACGAATAACCACGCAAAAATAAATCGGCACAAAACCGAATGTCATAAATTCGTTGTTCCTCGGAACGTTTGTTGTAGCCTAATGGCTTCTTTCTCTTTTTCATCGTCAAACCTTCTTAATCGTCAAATCGTATTCCCACACATACCCGCCCGCCGTTTTATACACTCCTTTACAACATCGGGTAATTGTTATTTTACGGCTTTTCCGGTACATTGCCGACCGTTTGTTCTCTCTCACATATAAACGGCAAAACCCCGGCTTTGTTTCCGGGGCTGATTGCCTAATTGCTTATGCCTATTTCGTACCTCCCATTTGAGCAACGAAAATAATGTTGCGTTCCACGGGGGTTGCTGTATTCCGTTCCCCCTTTCATTTCTTTTATTGCCAAACATACCGGGGCGGGCTTTCCATTTACCGGAAATTCCGGGTTAAAATATCGACACGTTCCGCATATCTTTTCGGGGCGTCGATTATCCGGGGCGCATTCGGTCGGCATATTCGGAATTATATCCGGGCAATTATTTTTTGCTTTCATGCTGCAATTATCTTTCATTGTTGCGCCCTCCTTTTCGGTTCTTTCGTTGGTTCTTTGCCCGGCGTTTATCCCGTGGGTTCCTTTTCGGCATTTCGACCCGGCGTATTTCTACTTCGGAACCGAACATCTTGCCGAAAAATTCCGCCATTGCTCGCACCTCCTTTGGGACGTCGAACGCCTCCGGCTTCTTATGCTCCGGGCAAATCCCCCGAACCGGGCAATTGTCGCAATCCTCATTCCGCACAACCTCGCCCGGCTTATCGGCTTCTTTGAACCCGTGACAATTCCTCCGTGCGGACGCTTCGGCGAAATTCTCCATTGCTTCAACTGCGACTTTCGCCAATATGTAATCCGGGGTATCGTTAAAATGCGCCTCCAAAGAATTACGGTTGATAACCTCGGCAATCTCTTTCAAAAATTTTTCTCTTTTGTTCATCGTTTTATTGATTTTTAGGTTTGTACTCTTGGCACGGCATAACGCCGCACGATTGTTTGCATTTGAACGCCTCGCAATAACCGTTCCCGTTGACATCCTCGTTTGTAAAGTTGGCGCAATTCCCGCATCCCTTATCGCCGGGTTCTTTCGGTACGCTTACGCCTTTCGGCTCAAACTCCCGGTTAAACTCTCTTTCCGGGCGGGTTGTCAATCGTCCGTCCGGTTCCCGGACAATGTAGTACGTTTCCGGGGCGTCAATGAAAATGCCGTTGCCGTCCGGGAACGAATAAACCGCCCGCCCGTTTGGGGTTCTCGGTATCGTCATGGTTCCGCCTCCGGTAAATCTCAACAGGTCGTCCAAATTGTCCCGGCGTACCTGTATTGCGTCAACTTCTAACAACGTGCGGCAATATCGGGTTCCCGCCGTGGCGTCCGGCTCAACTAACCGGGTGCGGATTTGTTCCGGGTATTCCGTCGGGTCGTACTCGACGTTGAAAACAACGGCGGCGTCTAACGTGTGGGTAACTAACAAGCGTTTCCCCAATCGTCCGGCGACTGCCTGTTTTAGTGCTTCAATTGCGTTTCCCTGTATCTCGGTTGTGTCAACCGTGATTTCGTAACGGTCGGGTTTTTCCTCGACCTCCGGTTGGCTTTTGGCAATATCGCCAATCATAACCAACAATTCCGCATCAAACGGGTTTAACTTACTTTCTGTCATGCTCTAATTTTTTATTCGTTCTTACTGTTTTCGGATATGCCAACCGCCAAAATATCGTTTTTCGGTCGGTTCTGTTGTACTTATCGCATTGCCTACCTATTCCGGGGCAATCTTCCCTTTGGATTTTGCAGCGAACGCAACGTTGCGTAAATATTGCGTGGTTGTTGTTGGCTAATCGTGCATCTGCTGCCGTCCATATCTCGGCAATCAATACCATACCCCGGTAAACGCAACGTTCGCCGGGGTTGTACTCTCTGTTTGGGTCGAACGGTTCGGGTTGCTTAACTCTCATTCTTTGCCCGCTTCGTTTACATAGCCAAACAATGCGTCCAAATCGTCCTTTGCGCCTTTTACGCAAATTCGTACCCTATCGCCCCCGGCTAATGCGGTTTCGACAATCTCACAATTATACCGGGGGGCGTTTATCTGTATCATTGCCGCCGTGGTATTCGTTACAAACTCGTTTCTTTCTTCCATGCTCTCGGATTTTTGAAGTAAATTAAATGCCTCCGTTGGTTCGTTCTCGCTTTGACACGCCCCCAACAAAAGCGTTGCCAAAGATAACAATAAAATTTTTGCTTTCATCGTTTTACCTTTCTTTTAATCCATATAAACCGTATGCCAATGCCGACAAACAATATTTTCGCCTCAATATCAACATAACGGTCGTAACCGTTTATTGCATCAATGGATACCCCAAATTGCCAACTATGATATTGCCAATACTCACGGGCGTAAACATAGACGCCGACCCGCCCAACGTGTATGCCTGTTTGGACGGTGTGTTTGTCCTTACTCATTGTGTGCATCCTTTCTTGCTAATTCATAACCCTTTTTATCCATTACCATTGCCACGGGGTACGGCAATATACAATCTTTGGTATATACGAGATTATAGATACCCAATTGCCCCTTAACCGGAAATTCAATAACCCGGCGGGGGTTGCGCATCAACCACCCGTACCCCTTTGTTATTTTCGCCCTCTTTTCCTTTGGAATCCGGGTGTTTTCCCAATCCTCCGGCGTAAACTCTTTTATCGGCTTTACGTCGTACAACTCAACCAATCCCAAAGTAACGCCGCTTTCCATTCCCGGATAAACCGGGGACGCTGCGGAACATATCAGCACGTCGCCACGGTATGACGTGTTTTTGCTCCGAACTTCAATTGTCTTTTTCCCGTAAACAATACCGTTTTCGTCCTTGTACGCCTCCGTTACCAAATCATTTGCGTATGGCTGTTTTACGGTCAACGCACGCCAACGGTCGTGTTTTTCCGGGTTGTAATCCTTATTGCTGTACTGCATATTTACTTTTTATTTTCGGGTTCCTCGGTTTCGTCGTCGGGTTCCGGGTAATGGATAAATCCAATTTGCCGGACGTTTTGGATTGGCTCGTAAATGATAACGACAACATTGCCGTCCGTCCTTACTCCGACCAATCGGCAATCGGCGGGAACCTCAACCCGTATTTCACTTTTCATTGTTAAACAAATCCCAATTAACAGGGACACAATACCACGGCAATTCTCCCCGGTCAATCCCCAACGGATTAACAATACTATCTTTCCAATAGATACGGGGTTGTTCCGGGCGTCCCTCCCAATGTTCCGTAATCGTGTCGTAAATTAATCGTATTTCCCGTTTCGGATATTTGCCGCCGCTCTGCAACCCGATTTTATACAGGTCAACGAACGGATACGACAATTTGATTATCCCAATTGCCCGGTCGTACATTCCCGGCGGGATTGGCTCCACGCTTGCAAATGTGCGGAACCCGTGGCGTTTTGCCCGTGCCAACACATTAACCCGCATCGTATTTGGGTCGGCGTTCGGCTCCAATTCGTCGCAACCTGTCAACGTTGCGCCCAAAGCGATACGGGACACGTCCCAACCCTCGGACGCCTCGGCAAAATCAATGAAGCGGTTCAACCCCTCGGCGCATTTGCTCAATATCTTAACCGGGACGCCGTGGCGTTGGCATACGCCGACCGCTTGACGGGTCAACCGTTCCGTTTCCGGCAACAACGGGTCGGTCGTGAACGAAAAGAATAACCCCGTTTTCTGCAATTCCTCCTTATGCGCCAACAATTCGTTTTTGAAAATATCCAAAGCGTATGGATATTCCCGCAACGTCTTTTTCAACTCCGGGCGACTGCCTCCCAATACCTTTGCGCCACGACCTTTGCGCAAATAACAGTAAGTACAACCGTTGGAACAACCGACAAAGAAATTGGCGGCGTTCTCGGCGTATTCCCCGGCTTTACCTTTTGGGCTGTAAATAACCCGTCCGTTTATCGCTCCCATATCGTCAACGGCTTAAAATGGTAAATCGTCGTTTCCGTCGGGGGCGGGTGCATCCGGCACGGGCGGCGGCGGTACTTGCGCCCCGGCTCCGGTCGCTTTCGGGGTCAACATTTCCATATCGGTTGCGACTATCTCGGTAACATACCGTTTGACGCCTTGCGCATCGTCATAACTCCGGGTTCTCAATTCGCCCTCAATATACAGTTTGTCGCCCTTTTTGACGTACTGATTGGCGACCTTTGCCAACCCGTTTTGCAATACGACGTTATGCCATTCGGTACGCTCCGGGATTTGCCGCCCGTCCTTTGTGGTATAACCTCGTTTCGTGGTTGCCAACGAAAAGGTCGCCACGCAACCCCCGTTGTCGAACTCCCTAAAATCCGGGGCTTTCCCGGTATGTCCCATCAAAATAACCTTGTTTACACTCATACAAAAAACGCTTTAATTATCCAAACAATGATACTATACAACGCCCACATATAAGACGCAACCGTTAACGTCACGAACGTGTATAACGCAATTTTATATCCGGTTTTTGATTTTATTTTCATGTCACTTGAATTTTACGCAATCCAACAAATATTGTTTCTTATTGTCCGACCATCCGGCGGCATGGTTTATCGCTTTTCGGTCGTCGTCGTGTACGAACTCACAAACCCAACCGCCGACGCTTGATTTTTGAACTAATCGAACCAATTTACCAACAATGAAAGAACGCAATTTGTAATAACCTGAATTTTCGCCAACAAACAAAACCCGTCTTTCTGCATTTATTTCGTGCAGATTTTCGATTTGCGGGCGTTTCTCCCTTTCCGGGTACCTTTGTACCCTTTTAAAATCATTTTGGATTGAACGGCGGGAAATTGCCCCGTAATCGGGGGTTCTTTTTTTCGTCCTCATATTTTCAAACTTCTGTATTCGTTTTTAAGCAATTCAATAATCCGGACGTTGCCCGGATATATTCGCATTTTCTCACGGTCGCCATTCTCCCAACATGAATGATGTTCAAAACATAGTATATTTATATTTCTTACATCATGGGATAATTCAGGGTATGCAGCTTTTGTTATTATATGGCTTATATGTATAGCCGAATATGTTTTTAAAGGCTTCATACATTCCTCACAATAATGAGGATATATATTCCAACAATACTTGTAAAATTTATCGTTTTCGGTTGGGGAATGACCTTTGCCAAATAAATAGTATTGAATTTCTAAACGAACAAGGAAAGGCACATAAAAACGTCTATCTATTAAAGGCTCATAACCTTTCATTTTAGCATATATATAACATTCTAAATCAATAATTTTTATTTTATCTTCCATATATACCCTCCTGCTGTTTTACGTTTCTTATTAGCCGCTAAAGCTATTCCACGTTTATTTATACCAGTAATATTAGATGCAATATTAATACTTTCAAATTCATCAATTAATTTATTATTCATTGAAAAACGTATAACTGCCTTACTTTTCCCATTCAATATCCCAATTTTACCATATCTACAACTTAAAAAACCTTTTTTGGCTGCCTGTCTTTTTCTATATAACGTAATTGGGTTGTTATTATTTTCCAAATGCGTTGCCCAACGTAAATTATCAACATGATTGTTTAATCTATTGCCGTCTATATGGTCAACGCATGGTTTGTTGTTCGGGTTCGGAATGAAAGCCGCCGCAACTAATCTATGAATAGAAAACGTTTTCCTCTTATTACAATTACTAAGATAAACTGTTTTATATTCTTTTTTACTATTTCGCCAACATGATTTTAATATCTTATTATATAAGATGCTTTTTACATTACCATAATTACTAACTTGATACAACCCCACATATCCGGGTACATCTTTCCAAATTTCCATTATACAACCATTTAAGTAAGCAACCAAAAGAGAAACGGGGAAAAGTGGCTGCATCTTTTTTCATCCGGTAGCTACTCCGAACTATCCCCGTTCATGCTGCAAATATAGCAAATTTATTGGTATTCGTCCCGGTCTGTCAACAAATACGGTTCCATACTCTTACATTTCCGCCGTTTAGTCGTTCGGTTCCGGGTCGTCCGCCGGGTCGTTAATATCCGGGAACAATCCGCCCTCCTTTTCCGGTTCTGCGACCAAACCCGGTGCGGGTTCGCCGTCAGCCCCGAACAATTCCAATTGCGCCTTTTTGCCTTTGAACAAAAATGCGTAAACCTCGTTTTCAATGTCCGCAACGATTTCTTCCAATTCTTCCTCAAACCCGAACATTTCCGTATTGAATTTAAGGCGGGGGGAATTGATAGCGGTTTTTTGATTGTTCGACACGGTAAACAATCCGGTTAAAACAACCCCAACGTTATCATCTTGACCGGAAAACGACACGCCCCGAACCTCTATGTTTTTCAACATTTCGTCGGCAAAATCCCGTGATAACTCGCTTTGCTTTTTGGTTGCTTTGAAATCGGACGTTTCAACCATTGAAAGAAAGGACGTAATATTAAAAATCCGTCCCATGATTGGGCGCAAACGGTCGAAACAATCCCGCAAATCCGGGTGTATGTCCTTTGCACTTTCGACGTGGTATTTGTTCGTGTAACTCTCATTGCCGATTGTTTCGATAACTTCATAATGCACGTCTAACCCGCCGTCCTTTAATGTCTTTACTTTCGACAATGCAAATGCCTTTTCACTTGGTATTAACATAACGTTTGCGGCTTTTTTTTCTTCGTTCATATTATAATATTATTTGTCGCCGGGAATCCGCCCGGCACGGTTTTAATCAAAATTCGTTTTCGTCCAACAATTCCCGTGTCTTACTATTCGACGGAACCGCCGGGCGTTCCGGTTCCGGGGTTGGTTCCGGGACGGGTTCCCCGGTTCCGATTGGTTCCGTTACCGGGTTGGGGTCGTGGAACTCAATATTGCGCCCGCCTTTGGGCTTTTCCGGCTCAAATTGGGCTTTGAGTTGTTCCGCCGGGTATTCCTTTTGCGCTAACTCAATAATCCCCAAATTAACCAATTCCGGGACGCAACAGCGCAACGCCCTTATGTCCTCTAATGCGTCATGCGCCGGGAATGTTTCGCCGGGGAATAACTTACTATATAATTCCTCTAATTTGGGATATTTTCCCGGTCGCCCGTTTGAATACAATGCGCCGACAAATTTAATAGTTTTCATCATTGTATCAATGTGCTTTCCCTTGTGCAATGCGTCCTCGGCTTTGGCGTCGTAATACTCTTTGCCGCAATAACGCAAAATGTTCGCTTTCAACATCGACGTATCGAAATAAATGTTGTGCGCACATACAAGCGGTGCGGCGGCGGCATCCGTCAAAAATTCGTCGATAACCTCGGCAAACGGTACACCCTCGGCAA